CCAACGCGGCAACCAAGCAGTGTGGTATTGCCAAATACTGCCCATGTTACATTTAACTATATTACTGTATACAACGTTCGCCAGGGTAACCCTGCATTCGGTACAGGCGGTGGCTCACAGAATGTATACGCACTTAACTTAATTGATGAAGACTACCAAAACATACAGCGGGTATTAATTGGAGATAGCCGCGTAATATCCACTGGTTGCTATACGTTTAATACAGGTTACCAAGTACTCGAAGGATATACTAATAGAACAAATGCGCTATTATGGGGAACTGGTTCAGCTTGTATAGGTGGCTTACAGGGCGGGTTTAATGAATTACGAAGAATACTAAACGGTTCAAAAGCATACATACAAATAGCTATAGGTATTAATGATGCTATTGACGTGCATACCCTTGCTCAAATGCAAACTACTTATACGGCTTTATTAGACAGCATTAAAGCAATAGGGTGTATTGCATTGCCAACCAAAATAGCCTACGTAACATCAGGTTTTACAAATGCAGCAGCCATAAATAGTTTGGTTGCTTCTTTCAATACATGGATAGGTACATTACCATATACCTTTATAGATGAGAATACACCTACAGCAAGTGGTGGTAATATGAACTCTATCTATTCTTCTGATGGGGCACATTTTAACACATTAGGAAACCTAACAATAGCCTATAATGAGAACAGTACTTTAAATACTTTATTTCAGGCATGGCAACCTCCTACGTTTAACGATTTTAAACTGTATAACGATACTGTTAGCGGTCCGCCGGTAGTCGGTGGTAATTTTATTTTAACAACTAACCCAACTGCGACAAAAGGATTATGGGCTATTGGTAATATAATATCAGGTTTAATTTATGACCAAGCCAATCAAAATTTGGCGGTAGGAGAGGCCCCTCCAGCAGGGCAAAGGATAAGCGCATATCAGTCTCAAAACGGTAATACTATAATCGCCTGTAAAAATGACAATACAGGAGTAACAGCTACTGCTGGATTTTTATTGCAAACAGCAACAACAGGCAATGCAGGTACAATTTTATCAGGGCATAGCTATACTACATCAGGTGAAATTGTCGCAGACCAGTTATATATGTTTGGAGGTGCTAACTTTACTGGAGGTATGGGATTCTTAAACACAGCAAGTGGACGTACAGTATTTACTAACAACGGTAACTCAGCAGCTACGGTAACCCAATGGTTAGATTCTAATAATTGTACAGGATTAGGCGGTGTTGCCCCTAAAGGTGCAGCATGGTTAAAAATAGCAGCAGGAACAGCCACTAAAGCACCTTTGTTAATGGTATCAGGAGCAAATTTAACAACGGCAAAAGCAGGAGCAACAGAATACAACGGTACTGATATTTATATGACCCCCGTATCAGGGAATATAAACAGGGGTAGTGTTATGTTAGACATAGCAGATACAAACTTTACAGGACTGAATGGCGCTAAAACCTTATTATCAAAGACAAGTGCAGCAGTAGTTACCACATACGATATAACGACTTATATGAATGTAACGGCTGATGCTACAGATGTGTTAAGCATAAACATAACATATACTGATGAAAATAGCAACTCTACAACAATAACACAAAATTTACAACCTCATGGAGGAGGATGGGTAACGGTTACCACAGCAGGAGTAACTGATAATTTTAGCGGAGCGGTAACGGAAATACGCGCAAAAGCAAGCACAACCATATCAGTAGCAACTATTCTATCAGTAGGAGGTGGGACAACCACATACGATGCAGGAGCACATATTGTAAGAGTATCAGGAAGATAGTATGGAACATCTACATCAAACAATAGAAGCTGTACAGGCACCATCACGAATAAAAATGTGGCTATATGTAATCGTGGTTTTATTGATACCTACTGAGCACTTCTGGCCTGCTAACTATAACTGGTGTGATATAGTTATCTTTGTATTAAAAGTAATAGGATTAGTATTTATAATTTACCGTAACTTTAAAAAAAGAAACAAATGAAATCATTCTGGCAAATTTTCAAAGATTCTTTCCTTGAGGGAGAGAAAGGAAGCGGAAAAGCTTTTGCTGCATACCTGACTATGATGATAGCTGGATTTATGTGTATCTGGCCAACTCTCCACGGAGAGAAGATAGACACAGCCACATTACTTGAATTGTTAGGATTTGTGTGTGTATTATATGGTATTAAAGGATGGGTAGCCGTATCCAAACAAAGCGGAGACCAAAAATCAGCACAGTAATGGCAGATGATGATAAAGATCTTGACGTAAAGAAGGTGACAAAAGTTATCTCTTTTGCATTAAAGTATTGGCATGTAATAGGCCTTGCTATCAGTTTTATTGTAGGGGCTTATGTCCAGTTCCAGAAGTTCTCTGATATTGAGAAGAAGCATGACCCTGAGCAAATTATAGCACAATCCTATTACAGAAAGACTGACTCTCTTTATAATGCTCTTCGGTGGATGAAACAGCATCAGGATAAACAAGACTCCCGTTTAGATAAAGATGATGAGTTCATAGATGATATACATGACTACAAACTGCCTTATCATACATGGGGCACCCCTAAATAATTAAACAATGATTCCAGAACAGTTCTTCGCTACGTATGCTCCCGATGCCAAAAAAGCTCAAGATGCCAAAGGCATACCTGCATCCGTAACTCTCGCTCAGGCAGCCTTAGAATCTGCTTACGGAGCCTATGCCTTTCAAAATAACTTCTTTGGCATTAAGGCTGGGAAGAACTGGACAGGAAGAACACAGCTTTTGCGCACTACCGAAGTACTGCCATTTAATGATGTGGCCGAGCTCAGGGCAAAAACAGGAGAAACCTTTCCAGAGGTTATCAGTATAACTCAGTATGAGGCAAAGCCGGGATATTTCCTATGGCATATAAGGGATAATTTCAGGGCTTATGATACAGCAGCCGATGGGTTTATTGACCATGCCAACTTCTTTATCGTAAACTCACGTTATGCAGAAGCGATTAAAGATGAAAAGAACGATGAGCAGTTTGCCTTAGATATTGCCAAGGCCGGTTACGCTACAGCCCCTAATTATGGGCAATCTTTAATCAACCTAATACGAGAATATAATCTTACTAAATATGACAATCAATAAGCTGGTAATTATTCTTTCATTGCTTTTAGCATCCTGTTCACCGCAAAAGAAGCTTGCTAAGCTCATGAAAGAGCATCCGGAATTGTTTAAAGACAAGGTTACTGTTACCGTAAGGCATGACACTCTTATAAGCAAGGAAATACACAAAGACTCTGTTATTAACAATATCTATTCCAAGGATACAGTTTATATCAAGGAGGGGCGAGAAACAGTTAAGTATGTATATGAACAAGGCTCCAAGGCATACATATCGGCAGATGTTAAAGCTGACACTATTATCAAGATAGTTACTGATACAGTAAAGTCCAGAACCATAATCAAAGAGGTTAAGGCCCCTAAAACAGGATTTGAAATATTTTCAGAATGGGCCATAATAATAATCCTGATTGTAGTAGTAGGTAAATATATAGGACTGCCTCTCCTTAAGATGGCTATACCTAAATTGCCGCTATGATACATATACCGATGCATCCATACCGAAATCCTAAAAAGGATTTACTGAAACTATACCTGTTACTTGCCGTAATGGGTATTGTAATATTTATCATGCATAAGATATAATGTTTGTAAACACTAAATATTTTTCTCCTGTCTTAATAGACGGTATAACAAGGGAGCATCCGTTATCCGCTGACTATAGGAACTGGTGGAAAGAAGAAATAAGAAGGTGTAAAGAAGGATATACTGTAGGTGGTGTTTATATTACAGGCGCACATTACTTTTATCTTAACTGGTGGAAGATACGCGGTGTTAATAAAGCCACCAAAAGAAAGGAACTTATATCTCCCAGATTCCTTGATATGGATTATGAATACTTCCATGAACTTGAAAATGCAAGGAAAGCAGGTAAGAACTTCTCAGTAGTAAAAGCCCGTCAAAAAGGATTTAGCCAGAAGAACGCAAGTTATATAGGAAGAGAGTTTACCTTCTTCAAGCATTCACAAAGCCTTATCATAGCGGGACTCGAAAAGTATAATAAGAATACTTTCAAGATGTGTCTGAACGGACTTAATGAATTAAAGAATACTGAGTTTTATAAGACACGCAATCCCGATTCTCCTGAGTACATACAGGCTAAGTACAAGATAAAGCAGATTTCAGAAGATGGCTCTGAGGGATGGGTATGGGATGGCAGTATGTCTGAGATATATTCTATAACAGCCCGTATGGACAGTCAGGCAGCAAGCAGTCTTTCTCCTAACCTGGTACTTATGGAAGAGGTCGGTATATGGAAAGACTGGATAAATACGTATAAGTTTATACAGCCCATGATAGAGACCGAAAACGTAAAGACAGGTTTCTGTATAATAGTTGGCACCGGTGGCGATATGGATAGCGGTGCAAAGGACTTATGTGAAGTATTTTTTAACCCGGGTGCATACGATATGATGGAGTATGACAATATATATGAGTTTCAGAAGGACGATGAGCCTGATGGGAATTTGGTTGATGCAGGGGTAATCGACAGAAGGGATTTAAAGAAGGTAGGATACTTTGTGCCGGCATGGAAGTATAAGATAGTGGATGAAGATGGTAATTCAGATAAGGAGAAGAGCATGGAGGTGATAATGGAGAATCGTGAAAAAGAAAGAAAGTCTAATAAGGCCAATGCTTTTTATATTGCCATTACACAGAATCCTCTTATTCCTGATGAGGCCTTTCTTATTTCAGGAGGCAATATATTCAATACGGATAAGCTTTATAAAAGGCTGGCAGAGATAAGAAAGTCAAGAGAACTGGCTGATGCTGCGCAACGCGGAACGCTTGAATGGATAAAGGAAGGAGATACAGTTAAAGGGGTTGAATGGAAGGCACGGGCAGACGGACCTTTTGTGGTTTACGAGCATCCTGTACTTGATGATTCCGGCAAGCCATATCGTAACCTTTACTACGGCGCTACAGACAGCTATGATAAAGATGTGGCTGCTACAAGCGATTCTAAGCTATCTGCTGGTATATTTAAAGGAGAGCTGGATACTAAAACGTCAGCTAACCTTTTTGTTGCCAGGTATACTGAAAGGCCTAAGACGGCAGATATAGCCTATGAAAGCACCGCAAAGCTGATGATGTATTATGGCGCTATGAACCTTATAGAGCATACAAATCTTTTAATCTTTAACTGGTACAAGGATCATGGATTCGAGTATATGTTGAGGGAGCGCCCGCGTATGGTATATGATAACGTAAAGAACTCTAAGAGCGTAAACAGGTATGGGGTGGATGCCAGTACAAAGCAGGTATGGCTACAGTGCTATAGGGATTATATTGAAACCAGTTGCCATAAGATGATGGATATTGAACAGATTGAAGCTGCAATAAGATATCGTAATGATGCTAATTATAACTGCGATATAACGATACATTCGGCTTTATGTGTAGTGCACTGGAAAGATAACATAAAGGTTAAGGCTAATACAGGGCCACCACCTAAAGAAGAGTTCTTCCATTATTCCACAAAGAACGGGAAGACAGTAATGAGTTTTGACAGAAATTAAGAATTATGAAGCACGAGGAAGACAGACTACAGGTACAGGTTGCAGATTACTTAAGATTGCAGTATCCTAAAGTATTATGGTTTCATGTGCCTAATGGAGGGAACAGGAATGCAAGAGAAGGTGCAAGGTTTAAAAGAATGGGAGTGCTGCCCGGTGTAGCGGATATATTAATATTCCATCCGGGAAGAATGAATAATTTTGATATAGGTAAGTATAATGGGCTTTGTGTTGAACTAAAGATAAAGCCAAATAAGCAGGCTGATTCACAAAAGGAGTTTCAAAACAAAATAAGTCAGGTAGGATGGCGTTACGAACTTTGTTATACCTTTGATGAATCCAAACGGATTATTGACAACTACTTAAGTAATTGATATGGGATTACCCAAACAGTTAGGAGAGAAAAAGGATGAGGACTTCTGCAGGCGGTGTGTAACCGCTATTGTGGGCATGATAGGAGCCGTTTCTTTTCAGAAAGAGAAGGACAGGTTCTGTTATGACCTTTATGCCGGTATAATGAATGAGCAGGACTATAACTATCTTACCAAGGTAGATAAGTATGAGTATCCCGCCAAACTTAGATTTATACCGCTGATACGCCCACAGTTAGATTACCTGAGAAGCGAAGAAGCAAGGCGCCCTATGAATATGAGGGTATTCACTACCGACAGGATAAGCATACAGAAAAAGGAAGATGAAACCTTAAGAATGCTTTTTGAAACATTGCATGGCAACTTTATGCAGCGCTATATGCAGATGCAGAATGCAATAAATAAAATAAAGCAGGCCACCCAGCCACAGCCTCCACAACCCGGCCAACAGCAACCGGACCCAAGACAAATACAACAGCAGCAGGACGAAGCCTTAAAAGCTACCCTTCCGGTTGATATGCTTACCCAGCAATCAGTATTCACACAAAGGGATATAGAGAATATTGAGAAGTACATGAAGTATGACTACCGTGACCTGGTAGAAGAGATTATGGATAAGGGTATGAGGTATCTGATAGAGAAATATTCTATTAAGGATAAGTTCACTTCCGGGTTTGAGGACAAGATGGTTACCGATAAGGAGATATATTGTGTTGACTGGAATGGTATGGATGAGGACCCTGAATTCAGAAGAGTGGATATCTTGAACTTTTACTATTCAGGTGATGATGAAACAGAATGGATAGATGAGTGTGAATGGTGTGCAGAGGTAAGGTTTATGACCATACCTCAGGTGCTGGATGAGTTTAAAGGAGACCTCTCTGAAGAAGATTACGATGTTCTTGACAGGCATGCAAAAACATATATGGGTATTACCAACCAGTATTCGGCTAATTATAATGGTATTACCGACAGGTACATGATTGATAACTCTACCGATAATAAACACAATGTATTGTATTCCGGTACTGAGGACTATAGCAATAAGGTAAAAGTTGTTTATTGTTATTGGAAGAGCCCTGAAGCAACCAAGATAAAGCAGACTCCTAATAAGTATATGGAAGACACCCCATTCACCCATATAATGAAGGATGGAGATGTTATCCGTAAAGATGATGTGATTAAGGAGAAGTTCAAAAATGACATCTACCGCGGAGTGCTTATCAATGAAACCATGTTCTGCAGGCTCGGGAAGAAACCTGTTCAGTTGAGAGGAGTTGACCGTCCCGGAGTTGTAGGGCTACCTTACGTAGGTTTTGCATTTAACAAGTATAGCGGAAGGCCTTATAGTTTAGTATGGGCCACACGCGAGATACAATTGTTATATAATATCATTCACTACCATAAAGAATTATGGTTTGCTCTTTCGGGCGTAAAGGGCTTTATCATGGATAAGAGCCAGATACCTGATAATATGAGCATGAAGGAATGGATGTATCAGAGAAAGCTTGGTGTAGGATGGATACAGACTGTACGCGAAGGAAGGGTGCAGTCCAACTTTAATCAGTTTCAGTCTTACGATGATACCATAAGCCCTGCAATACAATATATCGACCAACTGCTTAATAACCTGGAAGAACTTGCAAGAAGCATTACCGGAGTATCAAGGCAGCGCGTAGGAGATATAAAGGCTATAGAACGCGTAGGGAATACTGAGGCCAGCATAAACCAGTCCGCTGTAGTAACTGAAATATTGTATTATAGCCATGACAGGGTTAAGAGACGGGCATTAGGCAAGCTTGCTAACCTATGTAAGAAAGCATGGCGCAATGGTAAGCGGGCCCAGTATATTACGGGTATGTTTGCCCAGCAGATACTTAATATAGAGCCGGGTGCACTGGATGAGGTTGATATGGATGTATTCGTTGGCAGTTCTTATAAGGAAGACCAGGCTTTAAGAGAGTTGAGGCAGGTAGCTTTTCAGGACCATGGGAAGAATCTTATAAGTATGGGTCAGCTTGCAAAGTTATACACTATTGATAGCTTAAGAGAAATGGAGCATACTCTTGAAAGGTATGGAGAGATTGCTGAACAAAAGGCAATGGCTGCCGGTGAGAAGCAAAAGGATTTTGAAAAGCAGACGCAGCAGCTCGATGGGCAGCTTAAGCTTATGGTAGAGAAAGCCAAGGGGCAGTACGAAGAAGGATGGATGGCTATTGAGAAAGAGAAGAACCAAATCGAAAGAGAGAAGTTTACCGGTGACCAGGCGCTTAAAGATAAGAAAATTGAAACCGATGCCCATGTTCATACTGATAAGCACTTGGGAGATCAAAAAGTTAAGCAGGCGGCAGTTGACAGTAAAAATCATGCAACCGATGTTCAGGCAGAACTTGAAAGAATAAGCCTTGCAATCAAGAATGTCGAAGTGATGATAAGCAGTAAAGAGAAAAAAGAAACAGCCTGATGTTAATAGGGTTGTTAATAATAATGGTACCAGAAAATTAGATTATAAACAAAAACTAATACCTTTGCAAAATGACTACAGAAGCAACAGACCTTAAAGCACCAGAAATTAACTTAGATGCTTTATCAGCGCCGGAAGGGACTGATAAGGATAATTTTGACAATTTTAAACAAAAGGAACCTGACGTAAAGACTTCTAATACAGAGCTTTACGGGTTGCCGAATCTGGACCCTAAGCCGGATGATGAGAAAGAAGAGGTACGGGAAACTGATACTGATTCTTCTGAGGGGGATAAAAAACCTGCCGCAACAGACCAGCCAGCCGTTAAAACAGATATTGTTAAGATAGGTAACGATCCTTGGTTTATGAAGCCTTTTAAGGACCTTCAGAAAACTCTGGAGCTTTCTGATGAAGAGTTTAAAATACCTGAAGGCCTTACTGAAGAAAACTATCTTGAAAAATACAATGAGCTTGTATATGAGCATACCGACTTTGACGAGTCCAGCACTCTTCATCCGGAAATAAAACGTCTTAATGAACTGGTATCCAAAGGAGCCAATGTTCAGGAGGCTATCGAAGCTTACGGCAAGATGAACAATCTTATTTCTTTAGGAGATAAGGAATTGGTAGAACTTTCTTTAAAGCAACAGTTTGGGGCCAATGAAGAAAGAAAGGATGGCTGGGATGATAAGAAGATACAGGAGCGTATACAGAAGATGGACAATAGCGGTATATTGGAAATAGAAGCCGAGAAGATCCGTAATTCCATTAAACAGGAAAGAGAAACTATATCTGTGCGCTTTGAAGAAAGGAACAGGCAACAGATAAAAGAGCAAAACGAAACATTTGCCAAAGCCCGTGAGGAGCAGATTGGTAAATCATTACAATACTTAGAAGGATTAAAAGATGTTTATGGGCTCCCCGTCAGCAAAGCTGAAGTACTGGAGTTTAAAGACAACTTCCGTGTCCTTGTTACGCCCAATGATAAAGGCATATCTCCACTCGCAGAGTTATTGCAAAGCAATGAAAACCTTGTGAAGGTTGCGTATTTCTTATTAAAGGGGGACAAGAAAGTAAAAGAAACCTTGACAAAAGCCAAGGAGGATGCCAAGAAGGGCATTATAGAAAAGTTAGATGATAAGCCACAATTGACCAAGAAATCTGGTGACGGCGCTGCTGAAGCTATAGATTTAGAAAAACTTGTTAAAGGGTCAAAAACAACGTAATTAATTATCTAACCATTTAAAACGTAAACAATGAAAATTATAGGAACCGGCACATTTGATGCCAACAGGACTACAACGACCAACTCGTTGGCATCAGCCCTGTTACTGCGTCCTGAAATTTCCACTCACATAAGCAACTTGTTTGAGGATAATTTCACCGCATTTTCTTCGTACCTGGCAAGACAGGGTTTAACCAAAAAAGGATTATACCCCGGGCTTTCAGAGCCGAACTTTAAAGTAGTTGGAAACAGGAAATTCATGTGGAGCATTAAAGGATACCCATTCCGTAAAGGCGTGGTATCTGATGAGTATTACTCTGCAGTTAGTATGACCAACCCCGGTATCAATGGTTCTGAGTTTACCATTTACCTGGATACAGATTATTTCAGCCCGTATGACGTTCTGGAATTATCTGACCGTGTTACTAACATCCAGATTATGGATGAGTACCCACAGGAAGTTTCTACTCATGTTTGGGCCTACAGGTGTAAGCTTGTAAGTAATGTTGCCGGAGCCTTTGTAAATCCTGCTCTTATAACAAGAGGACAGGAGATTGGCTTCAGGTACACATCATTCCCTGAAATGAGTGAAACCGGCTACGAAAAGAATACCTTCCCTGAGTGGCAGACTGAGTATATGACCATACAGCGTATGCAGTACTCTATCAGCGGATCTGCAGGAGAAAGTATCCTTTGGGTAGAACACAACGGCCAGAAGCTCTGGTTCCCTCAGCAAGACTTCGAAATGATGAGGAGATGGAGTTATGCCCGCGAAAACCAGCTGTTGTGGGGTACCGCAACCATTGACTCCAATGACCACGTATACCTTAAAGACCTTAAGGGCCGTGATATCATTGCCGGTAATGGCATTATCGCGCAAGGTACAGGAGCGCTTAAGTTCCAGTACAATACCTTAAGCGTTAAGGTTATTGAGAACGTAATGAGAGACATGCAGCTTCTTGCTAACGGTGACGGTCCTACCGAACTGTTTGTAATGGGTGGACAGGCTTTCGTTTGGGACTTCAATGCCTTGATGAGGGATGTATTCAAGTACAATCCTATGCCATTGTTTGTATCT